TCGTGAATGTTTGACCATTATGAAGTTGCCAGATGACTTCATATTACAAGGTGGACTACGTAATATCAACCACATATGTCAAAATGTCCCAGTTACAACGGCTGCTGATATGGCCCAGTCGATAAAAATGTTCTTAGATGGTCGGTTGGATTGCGTTGACTCAGACTTCGTTATTCAAGATAATAAGAATCAAATTGAAAAATACGAGAGAACTCGCACCCAGGCCCCGATGATTGAGGAGTTGGTAGCTTCAACAATTATGCAATAGTGGAAATTCAACTTCCACAATTACATAGAAAATAAATGAAAATAAACCTTTACAAACATCACAAACTGTGATATAATATATACTCAACTAAAATAAATAGGAGCATTAATAATGCCAACAGTAAGTTTAACAAGTAAAAAGCGTGGAAGAGCCGATCTACCGATCGAAGCTGCTTTGCGCAAATTTAAGAGAGCAGTGGATAACGCTGGAATTCTACAGGAAGCGAAGGATCGAATGCATTTTGAGAAACCTTCCGAGAAACGCCAACGAAGAAAGAAAACCGCTGTTGCTCGCACTAGAAAAGAAAGAAGAGATTTTGAACTATCACGAGGGAGAATACACTAATGGCAAAATCATCAATAATGGATAAGCTCAAAAAGAATACCAAAACTCCGTCATCAGCAGTTCTGTCCGAGTCTATATTCTTCCAAGAGAAAGATAAGATATCCACACCCGTCCCTATGGTCAACGTTGCTCTATCAGGAACAGTTGATGGTGGACTAACACCTGGGCTAACATTACTTGCTGGTCCATCAAAGCACTTTAAGACATCATTCGCCCTACTAATGGGTGCTGCTTATCTGGATAAGTATCCAGAATCCGTAATGTTGTTCTATGATTCTGAGTTTGGATCACCCCAGTCATATTTTGAAGGATTTGGTATCGACCCATCACGTGTTCTCCATACACCTATTACTGACGTTGAAAAACTGAAGTTTGATTTGATTGGACAACTAGAAGCCCTAGATAGAAAGGATAAAGTAGTAATTGTTATTGATTCTATTGGTAACCTGGCCTCTAAGAAAGAACTTGAAGATGCAGTAAATGAGAAATCTGTAGCTGATATGTCACGAGCTAAAGCTATCAAAGGATTATTTCGCATGTGTACACCGTACCTTGCAATGAAAGATATTCCTATGTTGGTTGTTAACCACACATATATGGAGCAAGGCCTATTTGCGAAGCAAGTAGTTTCTGGCGGAACTGGTATCTACTACAGCTCCAACTCAATCTTCATCATCGGTCGTCGTCAGAACAAAACTGGTACTGAAGTCACGGGATACGATTTCACTATAAATGTGGAGAAATCTAGATTCGTTAAAGAGAAATCTAAGATTCCTATCTCAGTAAGCTGGGATGGGGGTATCGAAACATACTCAGGATTACTTGAAATCGCCTTACTTGGTGGATATGCAATTAAGCCTAGTAATGGATGGTACTGTAGAGTGAATAGAGAAACTGGTGAAATGATGCAACCGAAAGTTAGGACAAAGGATACTCTTAAGAAAGAGTTCTGGGATCCGATCTTTGAAGAAACTGATTTCGCAGACTTTATTCAGAAGACGTATCAACAAGGCCATCGATCAATGATTGACATGGATCAAATAGGATGATAACTCCAGCGGATTACATGCTGGTTGAGTCACTTTCGACTGAATACTACGGGGTACGGCTCTTAACCGGGCCGTTCGCCGGAGTTATCGTCGTATATGGTACTATCAAAATAACCGAAGATGTAGAACTAGGTGAAGCGAAACTTAAGTTTACTTACCAAACCGTTGATCCTGGAGACAATGATCAAACAGAGTTGGATGCTAATGAGGATTTCATGAATCATCTTGGTGCAGTGTTGGAGTGTATAATTGAAGACAGCCTTGCAAATGAGGATGAAAATAATGAAAATAATGGTGTACAAATACATTAATTTGTGATATAATATACCATATACATTAAATTAATTGAGAAAGAAATGATAGTAGAGCTACCTACGCATATATTGAACCACCTTATCCACGATGAGCCATATTGCCGACAGGTAATCCCGTTCATAAAACCAGAGTACTTTGAAGGCAAACATAATAAATTATTTGAAATAATAGTTAAATTTGTTGCTGCACATAATAAGCTTCCGACAAGTAAGATCCTTGAACTTGAGCTAGCGAAACAGACCTTGCCCCAAGATCAGATCACATCTTTATTTGAACTGGTCCAAGAAATCACGACTAAATCAGATGTTGATATAGATTATCTCCTATCTGAAACCGAGGCATGGTGCAAAGATAGAGCACTTTATCTTGCCATTATGGAGTCAATCACTATTATTGACGGCAACCACCAAACACTTACAGAAGGGTCTATCCCTGATATTATGACTGATGCACTTGGTGTGTCATTTGATAAGTCGGTTGGACATGACTATATAGACGATGCAGATGAACGATTTGAGTACTATAATCGAATCGAAGAGAAACTTCCTTTCGATCTAGAATACTTTAACCGTATAACCAAGGGTGGTCTATCTAAAAAGACCCTCAATGTTTGTTTGGCTGGTGTTGGTGTTGGTAAAAGTCTCTTTATGTGTCATATGGCTGCATCCGCTCTGGCTGCAGGTAAAAACGTAGTATATATAACTATGGAGATGGCAGAAGAACAAATAGCAAAACGAATCGATGCCAACTTATTTGACGTCCCTATGGACAGCCTTGAAACAATGACTAATACGGTTTATTCATCAAAGATTAAACGTATTAAAAATAAGTCTACCGGTAAGCTGATTATTAAAGAATATCCTACAGCGGCAGCGAATGCTGGTCACTTTAGAGCATTGTTTAATGAATTGAAACTGAAAAAGAACTTCACTCCGGACCTCATCTTTGTTGATTACCTCAACATATGTGGTAGTAGTAGGATGAAGGGACTTGGGAATTCTATCAATACTTATTCACTGGTTAAGTCTATTGCAGAAGAAATCAGAGGATTAGCAATTGAATTCGCGGTTCCTATTATGACTGCAACTCAGACCACAAGATCTGGGTATAGTAATACGGACGTAGGACTTGACGACACGGCTGAATCGTTTGGTCTACCGGCCACCGCGGACTTAATGTTCGCGCTTATCTCTTCAGAAGAGCTTGAGGAACTGGACCAGTTTATGGTCAAACAGTTGAAAAACCGGTATTCCTCACCATCTGATGACAGAAAGTTTGTTATTGGGGTTGATAAGACTAGGATGAAGCTATATGATGTAGAACAATCAGCACAGGATGACATTGCTGCCCAAGCGGCATTCAATGACAGACCACTTAACAGTTTCGGCGATAGAGAATCTCCGGATCACACATACGAAATACAGGTATAAAAATGAACGATATAATAATATTAGAATATTTACTATTAGGCGCGACAATTTTCGGCGCAGGATACACCAGTTGGAAACTTGGATTCAAGAAAGGTGCTGAAAATACTATTGATAGATTAGAAGCACTTGATATCATTTCTTTCGAAGGTGGTAGATTACGTCCTGGTAGTAACAAATCCGGCAATATCCCTCTAGCAGTAGATGATGAATAAGAAAATTAAAACCCGGATCAATAAAAAATTAATCCGTGGGACATTTTATGAAACCGCGTATGCGCATAGTATGTTCATACTTGGACTAGTGATAATGGTTCCATGTACACTTGTTTTATTGTCATTCATTGCACTAGAGATTGTTTCACGGTATTATACAGTAGTTTAGACGCAAATCTAAATTTATATAAATAACTAATAAGTGTAACGTATAACAATTAGGCTAGTGCATATATATGATATCATTCCAAAAATATATAAGAGAAGGTGTTCGCCTTACTCCAGGTGAACTACAAAAACCAAATTCAAAAACTGGGGAGGATAGACTTGACATTTTAGCCAGGCTAATAAAAGCCGGAACTCCACTTGAACTCAATAAAGGCAAACCATTTGTAGTAACTGAAGTCGAGGCTGCCTTAGATCAAATTGACATCTTTAGGAAATTAAAGAAGCCGTTTATTCTTACAGGCAAAGATGGTAAGACAATTTCTTCATCTGAGCTAGGTAAATCTGCTGCCTTTGGTGGTGGCGGAGGCGCAGGAGGCGGTACATTAAATACTAAGATTACTGAGTCACATCAATGTGTTATCTGTCAGGCAATGCTTGACGAAGGTATTCAGGAAGAGGATTATTTTACTAACGAAGAAGTTCTTAGAGCTGCATATAAAAAGGTTGAGGTTGATGCATCTATTGATGAAGTATTATCGGTTGAAGGCACTTGGGCAACGTCCAGTTACCTGTCAGCAGTGATACTTATTAACGGTAGCTATATTAATAAGAGTCAGACTTTTCATAGAAACTCTAAACTCATGAATAAAGTATATGCCATGAAGAATGAAGCATATAAGAATTCTGGTCAGAAACCTATGAAAGATGACAAGTGGAACCCTGGTGACTTCTGGGCGATTGACAAAGGATTTGATTTCAAATCACTTAACACTGATAATATCGCAGCATATAATAAGACAATTTTACAGAATTTTGTCGACCGCAAGTTGGTCGGTATTTCGTTAAAGCTTGTTAAGAAGGCAGGTAAAGCAAAGCAATATAATGTTAAACTGCCACCTAACACGGATGATCATAAGATATTAAAAATCAGGTTTCAAGGTGAGAAAAGAGGTGATTTCTGGAGTAATAAAGGTGCAACTATAGTTTTTGATGGTGGCAAGATGGATTTCCGTGCTGGATCAGCAGGTGGATCTATTAAGGGTGAAATCATGCTTAAAACTGCCAGAGGTGGCGGTGCTGCCTACGGTGTTATGCAGGATGCGATCAAGCAAGTGTTTAGAAAGAACATTCCGGATAACTCATCTATCCTCAAAACAGCAAAAGCTATTGCCAAAGGTGATAAAAAATCCCTCATAATATTCTATAACATGTACAAGGGCTTCTATAAAAATGAGTCTCCGGAGGAGTTTGAGAAGCACATCGCATCTAAAGATCAATGGTGGATACATAGTAAACTTGCTTGTTTATATGTTCTCTATACGGTTGATAGGTTTGGTGGTAGGAAAGCCGATCGATGGCTAACGAAGATAGTAAACTATGCTGGTTCGGCATCTGAAGATTCATCTTCTTATGTTAAAATCTATCAATAATGCACGTATATATGACAACAAATCTAGTCAACGATAAAAGATATATCGGTATGACTAACGGCAATAAGGGACGTAAGTACCAAGGTTCTGGTAAGTTACTTAAGAAGGCTTTGGAAAAGTATGGTAAAGAAAACTTTAAGACCGACATAATAGAAGTATGTAAAACTGACGAACAACTCAGACAAGCAGAAATGAAAATAATTTCATTCTATAATGCCACAGTAAATCCAATGTTCTATAACTTGGCTGAAGGTGGACGAGGTGGTGACACCGGTTATGGTGGTTCTACGAGCGCGCAAGTACAAGCTACGTGGGATAAATATACAGATGAAGAACGAGCTGAAAGAGGTAAAATTACTTCTGAAGCCCGAAAGAGATTAGGAACGGCCGTTGGTGCCAAGAACAGTAAAGCTAAAAGAGCTAGAGTTAATGGTAAAGAATATGACTATTTGAAGGCTGCACTGGTTGATTATCCAACGGTGCCTTATTCAACATTAAAAGGAATAGCACAAAAAGGTGCATATAACAAGTTTCACAATATAAAGGCTGAGTACATATGAAACGATTTAAGACAGTATTAACAGAGGCGGGCAACAAGAACACACATCTTGTGCATTTGGAAGACCTTGTCCTCGATGGTGGTGTTAAAGGCGCCAGGGAAGCCATCCTAGCACTACGTTCATTAAGAGATATGCTAGCTGGTCATGCAACTAGAGCGGTTGATATTACGGTCAAGTGGGACGGCTCACCAGCTGTTTTTGCGGGTGAAGACCCTACTGATGGTGAGTTCTTTGTTGCTAAAAAGAGTATCTTCAACAAAAATCCAAAAATCTACAAATCACACGCGGATATAGATGCTGATACTTCTGGCGACCTTGCAAAGAAGTTAAAGATGGCATATGATTATATTAAGCCGCTGGGTGTAAAAGGAGTTATCCAAGGTGATTTCATGTTTGATAACTCTGATCTTAAATCAGCAACATTCGATGGAGTCAAGAATGTTGTATTCCATCCAAACACTATTGCATATGCAGCACCGATTGGATCTAAGCTAGCTAAAGACATCCTTGCTGCTAAGATTGGTATAGTATGGCATACTACGTACTCAGGTTCTTCGTTTGAATCAATGAGTGCTGAGTTTGGTAAGGATATTGTTTCTAAGCTCAAAACGAGTAAAAATGTATGGCAGGTTGATGCAACACTACCTGATGTCTCTGGCTCTGCTACGATGACTGAAAAAGAAACCGCTCTTGTGACTGCGTCTCTATCTGCAGCCGGAAAGACGTTTGGTAAGATATCAAACAATGTTCTTAAAGAGATTGAATCTAATTCTGATCTGAATGGCTTAATAAATATATTTAACAATACAAAAGTACGGGCTGGTCAACGCATCACCAATCCGAAGAAACATACCAAAGAGTTGATTGATTGGGTGAATGCACGATACGAAAAGGATAAGGCCAAGAGGTCAAGTGTTAAAGGCAAGTTAGCCATTGACAAGAAGAAAGAAGCCGTGTTAAGTTTCTTTACCAAATCTAATACTAAGCAGTTAACCATGGTATTTGAGTTACAGAATCACGTTGTTGATGCTAAACTGCTAATAATACAAAAGCTCAACAGCTTAAATGATATTGGAACATTTGTGAATACAAAGAACGGCTATAAGGTAACCAATCCAGAAGGCTTTGTTGCAATTGACAGAGACTCTGGTGGTGCTGTAAAGTTGGTTGATAGACTAGAATTTAGTACAAATAACTTTTCTAAAGACATAATAAAAGGCTGGGAAAACCCTAACTAAATAACAAAACGGAGAAACAATGAAAACATTTAAGCAAATATCTGAAGCAGTTAAATGTCTAAAGGAATATTCACCAGCTGGTAATTCAACATCGAATAAAAACGCGAATTTTGAAACAAAGCAACAACGAGCGCACATGAGTGCGCTCGTTAAAAATATCGACAAGAAGCTTTCTAGCAATGGTGATCTTTCCGTTAACGGCCCAAAGAAATGGTTTTTCGAAAAAGGTAATAGAATTATTTTCTCCTGGTCAACCACTGATAACTCTACGAAAGAACAAGTAAATATTCATTTGACCGCGCCGCCGTCTACGGATGATGGTAATATTTCAATTCAATTAGTGGACCCCAAAACTAAAAAGCCGCCAGCTACAGCGTCTGGAAAAAAGATCGCACAAGAAATCGGGTCAATTGTCAGCCAAGGACCCTGGAAGAACAAGAAGCGGCATTCGCGAAATCGGTAAATGGAGAAAAAATGAAAACATTAAAAGAAACTTACGAAGAAATGGCTGAAGCCAAGAAAAAAGGTAAGCGTCAACATAAAGGCTATTCGAGTTCTATTAAGAATAAAGCGCCTAGTAAGAATAAGAAAAAGAATAAGAAACCGGCCATGAGCGGAATGAAGGGAATCAAGCGGGCCAAGAAATTGATAGCTGGCTTTATGGGGCCAGGGTCGGATCCACTAGTATTATCAAATGGAAATGACAAAGTTTACGTTTGGAATATACGGGACAAACCTCAAGGTGAACCTGGTGCAAACTCCGTGGATGTGGTTTTGCGCTTGATGGAAAATGGCGATATCATAATGTCGGTGTACCCGGGTAAAGAAGGAGCATCGCCTGCTTTTGTAAATCAAGTGACAAAAGACTTCGCTAAGCTCCTCGGCATGCACTATGCATTTGAACCAGATATGAAGAAACTTAACAAGAATGGCGACTTTAATGTCGTGCACTAAGCAGCGACGAAAAAAATAAAAGGATAAAAATATGCGTAATTTTAGAGAGTTCATAGATAACATAGATAATAACGATGACGTCGATGAGGCATTGACTATGGCTCAGCGACTGAAAATGAAAGCTACAATGAAGAAAAACAAAGGTAAAATTAAGCTTGGCCGGAAGCGGGCAGCGAAAAAGCTAGCATCTCCTGAGAAGCTTAAAGGCAAATCAATGAAGAAAGCTCGTGATATTCTAACGAAGAAGCTTCTTAAAGGTAAGTCTAAAAATGATTTGTCGTTTGCTGGTCGTCAAAGTCTAGAGAAGAAACTCGATAAGAAAAAAGCAGTGATCAAAAAGATTGCTAAGAAGATGTTACCTGCAGTAAAGAAAGCCGATAAAGCTAAGCTGCAGAAGAATAAGAAGAAGAAGGACGAAAGTGTCCAACATGAAGCAATTGCAACTGAAGCAAAAAGCAAATACTATGTCACTACTCCTACTGAAAAGGAAATTAAGAAGGCAATGAAGAAAATACCTATATGGTCTAAGAAATTAGGCGAAGAAGATGTAAATTATGAAGAAGAAAAACAGAAATAAACATCAGACTAAAAACCAGAAGCCTAAAGCGCGAAACTGGGTAGCGAAACACGCC